CCAGACTTTGCCATGTCTATGGCTCCTTTTCAATGTAGCTGGCACTTTAATGTCCCCAGGTACTTGGACAGCCGCCTTTGAACCTGGCGGCAAGGTTACATTCAAACTGAAATTTCAGCTGTTTTCTGTTCAAAGGCTCCGAACAAATCAAGCGGCACGTCGTCTCCCTTTGCCATCAACTTCTTCAAGAGTGCCTTGAGAGTAGAACTCTCCACCTTCGCATCCTTCTGGGCAGTTCCATACCTCTTCCTTAGCTCATGAAGCAGCTTAGTCGCTTCCAGGTCATGGCCAACCATGAACGGCACCGCAACAATTCGTTTGATGATATCGCCATGGCCCTGGTCATCCAGCCATTTGATAGCTGGCTGTTTCCTATCTCCTGCAATGGAACATCGCAAAGTTTTCTTGATCTTGATCTTGAACCCCTTCTTGGTCTTGAATTCCTCAAGACCCATCTCATCCATCAAGTCAGGTATTTGCCGTTCAGACACATCGGTAAGTGTTGCTTTCTCGGCACGAAGTTCTGTCTCAAGCCGTTCAACTTCTGACTCTGAAGCTCGTTGTATCTCAATGAGTAAATCCAGATCATCAAATCCGGACAGGGAAGGTGCTTCAACATACTCTGAATAACTTGACATGCTCATCTCCTTGGTTCTATAGAAACATACACCCAACTTACCATCAGGGCAAATTAAGGTCGCTGGAAATCGCAATATAGCTCTGTGATTGTGTATGCCACTGAAGAAGATTTACATGGCCGCCACTGATAGATGCAGCAATGGCCACAGCCCAACCTATCAAACTGGGATTGCCAACCAGGAGGAGATAGTCATCCTTCTTGAAATCCTTCAGGCGCTTCTTCAGCTTCAGGATAACTTTGTCAGAATTGAACGGTATGTCAGAAGCAACGAGCAGAAATTCAAGCTCTCCGAATTCCTCTGCTGGAGTGAAATCAAATCTCGGTTTCATTTCTCCCGTGATTCGATCACGCGCCTGTTGATTCTGAATTACAAATACCTTGCTCATACCAGTTCCTAACTTGATCCCCGGTGATCTTAGACGCCAGGTCAAACTTAGAAGCAAGAGATTTCACAATATGCTCATCCACAGTACCAGCAGCAATGATGTCAATGTAATTGACAGGATGCTCTTGGCCAATCCTGTGCGCCCGATCTTCTGACTGCAATCTCTCAGACAACTTGAACGAGTTAGAATAGTAAATGACAGTTCGGGCAGCAGTGAGCGTCAATCCTTCTCCTGCCGCCTGGGCATTGGCAACGAAGAATTTCGCATCGCCTCTTTGGAACCTCTCAATTGCATCTGCCCTCTGGTCATCATCAGTTGAGCCATCATACCTGACTGCGTCATTGCCCAGGAGAGCAGTGATGAGGTCGATATCTCGGACGAACCTGGCCCATATGATGGCCTTGTGGGGGAGATCCTCCGTGAGTTCCTTGAGGAGGTTCAGGCGCGGGTTGACCTTACAGATGTCGCGGGCTGGTTCGTTTTCCCCGTCTGGGGGAATGTAACCGCAGCATATCTGCTGTAGCCTAAGCAAGCGGACAATGGCAAGTTCAGCTGTGATCAGTTCCCCGCTGTCGAGGAAAGTCATGTAATCCTCGAGGAGTTCATTGTACAGTTTCCGTTGGGCTGTCTCAAGATCGAAATATCTTCGAGTGTACAGCTTCGGAGGCAGGTCCAGGACTTCATCCTTCGTCTTTCTGGTACTCACACTGTCGACAATTTCCTTGAGTTTATCGAGATGCTTGTAGCCCATCAACTCCTTGAACTGCGCACCGTCTTTTAGTATCCGCTGTTCCCAAATACCGAATGTGGTCTTGAAACCCAAGAAGGTTTGGATACCATGCCGCTTCCAGATCTCTGGATCGAGGAACAGAAGCTGGCTGTAAACATCAAACGGACTGTTTGAGACTGGGGTTCCTGTGAGCACACGTCGAAAGGGAGCATGCTTCGCGGAAGCCACCACGCGCTTCGTTCTCTTCGCTCCGGGAGTTTTAATGCGAGCGGACTCGTCGGCGATGTAGAAGCAGTCACGGTCTCTCAGGATCGTCCAAGCGGCGGCCTTCCCGTGTTCAGTCATGATGGCGTCATAAGACATCGCCAAGATGATCAACCCATGGTGAGACCACAATCCCTTGAGAGCAGCCTCGTGCCACTTCGTGGCGTGCTTGCTGGTCTGGTAAGTATGCATCTTGGTTCTGGCCAAGATGTCTTTCGGAAGATGCTTTGGCAACTCCTCTGAAATCCAATTCCTGTGAACTCCGTTCGGGGCCAGGATTAGTATAGCATTGATAGTTCCAAGATTGAAGTGCCAGGCAGCAGTGTCTGCTGTCACCTTGGTCTTCCCAGTCCCCTGCTCCCAAAAGATTGCACGGAAGGGGTCGCACTTGTGGTCCCTGAATTCCTCAAGCTGATGCTTGAACGGTTTAGTTCTGAATTGGTATTTCATATCAGTCATCTGACGACATGAATTCTCCCGCAACCACCCAATGGATTGCTACGTCCATGCAAGAAGCAACGTCAAAGTATCTGTTGCTGTCTGGTCCATCACTCTTCTCTATTTCCCATGTTCCTGAACCTTGGTGCTTGATGATAATTACCCAAACCCCCATGTCTGTGTATTCAATCCCCAGCACAGTGCCGTCACTGAAGGCGAGGTAGAATGGCTTGTCCGTATCGGGGTAGAATTCCTCCTTAAGTTGACCCTCTCCCTCTACTTCAACGATATCATCACTGGATCCATACACTTCAATCATCTTCACATCTCCGCTAGAGCCATACCAACAACATCCCTGAAACGATATCCAATGACCACTTGGGTACGGGTTGCATCTTTGCTGAACCCATCAACCAACCGGACTGAGTATGACTCATAGTCAACATACCGTTGTCCAGTTTCCTCTCGCTGCTTCCAATCCTCGGTGGTTGTTTCTTCATGTTTGGCCCATGCGTCTAACTCTCCACGCAATATCTCCTCTGAGCCGTAAACGTCCAGGCATGCGCCAGTGTGTTTTTCAATCGTCAATCGCCAGACGGACATGTAGTCTCCTCTTCTAATTCCCATCCGAACTGGTATTCATCTGTGTTTCTTCGAAGCATGACCAGAAGGATAGCCAATCGGTCAATAGGCTGTTCAATGCAGACATCCCGAATGAAATTCTTTACCTTCTTTTCTTGCTTGGGGAGAGTTCGGGAAAAGTCATCCCAGTTAGCGAATACGATATGCAAAAGTTCGTGCACCAGAACTTCTTCCATGTCATAGGGATCTGCACTCTCATCCGCGTCTGCATACTTGAGGATACTGACAGTTCCTCTGCTCCTTGACTTGTCCCAATTACAAAGTCCTTCATTTCCCCCCATGGGAACTAGAGGATCAATCCGAACGTCAAGAATCCAATTCCCCAGTCCGAGCGCTTCCTGCCACCAGGTCGCTGCAGTTATCAACTGGTCAACAGTAAGTTCGTAGGATTCGAGCTTGACGAATTTGTTGATGATCGAACTGGAGTGGTCAGATATCATTGATAAACTCTTGGGGTGAATTGTCCGAAAAATACTCTTCCAGAGCTTCATTAAGTTTATCGAACATTTCATGCCGGATATCTTCCCAGTTCTTTGGAGCCGTTTCTCCATTCATCGTCATATACGTCAGCACGGCCTCCTGGGCCTCAGCTGAAGTCCATGTCGTATATACCTCCGTGATGTCGAGGGATGGGCACTGACCAAACTCCTCATGATCCCTCACAAGCTCTCCCTCAAACGGCACCTCTTCAAGTTCGCACTCGAACCCATCAACCGTCAATGTCAAGTTTACCTCACCGCTGAATTGGTATGCTTTTGCCATACTGGAAGTATGGACCACCATATGCCCAGGGGCAACCCTGGGAGAGTTGAGGAGGTTGAGTCGGAAAAATCCTGCGTCGAGGATTCTGGGAGCCGTTTGTCTTAACTCTTAACTTAACTCTAAATAAAGAGAGTGGTACCAGATGTTCCTACGCCTACAGAATTTCACGTCGAAGGTTGAGGAGGTTAAGCGGATGAAGAGAGAGTCCTCCCTGGCAGGGATAAGCCGCTCATTTGAGGTCGAGACAAGGTTGAGGAGGTTAAGTCAGGCTCGCCATTTTCCGTCCCACATCGTGATGATGGCTCGCTTCCCGTTCAGGTAGGTCACAACGTGGCTATGGGACCAGGCGCTCGGACCTCGATTGTATCCAAGGTCTAGCTCACAGGAGACGCCTGCAGCGAACAGACCATCCCATATCCCGGTATGGTGGCAGTGGGCTGTGTTCATCTTCCTACCGAGCTTGGAGAGCTTTTCCGGTGTACCCCACCCACCCCCTGGGCCTAGGTGCCCGTGGGCACCGCATTCTATCTTCTGGTCGGTGACCACGTAGGATTCATCTTCATGGAGGAAGTTTGCTTCTCGATCGATCAGCCCTAGGGAGTGGAGAGCGAACTCAAGCAGGTGGAAGTCCCTACCGTCCGGGTCTTCTTCGATAGCCTCGTAGAAGGCAAGGGAGAGGCGGTGCCAGAGAATCACATTCTTCGGATCCTGTCGCCCGTCAACTTCTCGAATCCATTTTTCTAGCCAGGGTCGGTCATGATTGGAGTCGACCACATGGGTTTGGCACCAAGGCCGATTGATTCGTCTGAGGAATTGCACTGCCTGCTTGAGCTCTTCAGAGAGATCATTCCAAGCGCCACCCTTCTTGTATTTCCGAAACCTCTCATGAGGGTTTCTTGCTTCCCAGTGATTGATCACACTGCCCAGGAGGATGTCGTGCGCAAATTGCTCTCTCGGCTGGAGTTCATCCAGCATCCCATCCTTACCCCAAGCTGCCTCTCCAACTTTCTTATCCAGTAAGAGGGTATGGGCATCACCCCAGGTGATGGCGGCAACTTCCCGGTTCTCAAAGATCTCCCCATCCTCCACCACCAATGTGAGATCATGAATGACCCCTTCTTCGGTGGCCATGAGTTGCCTGACCCACCAGTTTCCATCATGGTCGACTTCCACTATCAACCCACCATACCCGTGATGGAATTCTGCTTTGAGACCCGCGCGTTTCTGGACATAATTTCTTGTCGTGCAGGTTCCGGTCGTGTAATTGAACTTGGTTGCTTCGTGTTTTGTTCCGGAAGCAATTGACCTCATTGAAAACTTGACATGAGGAAAGATTCCTGAAGCACGTTCAGTATACGTTTCAAACCCTGAAAGCGGATTGACAGCGGTTGGGAGAATGTTCATCTCCCCACACCAGAATAGCCCTGGTGCTAACTCGACTCTAGCGTCTTTGATGAACGGTTCGATTTTCTCGTCATACCAGAGTTGGTCTTCGGCCCCTTTGCTAGTTCCTCTCTTTACAGACAATGGCCCATAGCTGTTCTGGTTGTATGTGAAGGTGCCAACGAAGATTTCAGCACTGTAGAAATCAGCAAGGGCCTTGAGATTCTCCCACACTGGCCCATGGGCATGGGTGTTGTTTTGTGCCGAAGTGATGATGAATCTCTTCACATCACCCTTCTTAGGGAGCTTTATCTTTTCAGACCTAACACCCCTGACCTTCCCACCGGCAATGGGCTTACCCATCCCTGCTTTTTTGACATGAGATCTGACAGTTGATCTGACCACCCCCAAGCGGCGACTGGCCTCTGAGATGTTTCCACCAGCATCTTGATAGGCTTGCAGAATCTGTTCAGATGTCATGAGTTTTCCTTATGCTGGGGCGATCATAGCTTTGATGCCAAGCCACAAAGCGGCTGCTGTGCCAGCAATGATGATGCCGACAGCCGTGATTAACGCCTTACTTTTGACAGCGTCTGTGGACTTGCGCCAATCCCTGATGAATTGGAAGTCACGCTGCATTTGCACAGGGTTGTTGTATTGGATGCCGAATCTCTCGAGAGTATGCTCAACTGTTTTTTCTACCAGTTCCTCGACTTCCGCCTTCGTCATCACGACCTTCGGTTCCTGTTCGTCTTGGCTCATGGCTGCTCCTTACTAATCAGCTGCTATGGCACGAAGATCGCATACGCATCAGTGGCGGAAGAGGGTGCATCAACTGTGAAAATCGTCTCGTCTCTGCCTGTAAGCCCTAGCCCATTTGCCCTGAATTCGATCGTATCCCCCGCAGTTGCGGAGAAGCTGCCGCTGGTCCCTGATGTGGAGATTACAGTACTCCACGATCCTCCGTTTAGTCGGACCTCAGTAGGTCCAGTATTGTTCGCTGTTCCGATATCGCAGTTATACGTTCCAGTGGTGGGAGCAGTATATTGGTTTGAGACAGTCGTGTCTCCCAGCACTCCAAGGTTAAAATCTCCAGCAAGGACAGTGTCTTCCACTGAGAACTCAAACGAGGCATCCTGAATGGCATCATAGTCCGTTGGGACGATGGTATGGCGTGTTTCTATATCCCCCCGAAGATCTGTGGGGATGGAACCACTCATGAACCTCAGCACCTTCGTACGCTCGATCAGGATTGAAGCACCACCGGCATTGAAAACGGACACATACAATTCTGTGGATACACCAGTCTCATCAAACACTCTGATTCGATATTTCGTCGTCGTGTTGCTGGGCGCTGAGTCACCATTGATGTGGGGATCATTTTCTTGAGAGACGTTCAGGTCTCGTCTGATGAACCCCACCAAAATCCCTGCCGCATCGAGAGAACCATTGTCGTTCAGGTCATGTGGCCCAGAGGCGAAGTTTCCGCTACCATTCAAGGTATATCCGATTGGTGGGTAGGGACGGAGGTGCCGGTTGTTCATCACCACCTGGAGGTTGGTAGCAGAGACCTCGCTGAGCTCCTGGCTTGCGGAGCGGCTTACCAGCCGAACGTCAACCGTTTCCCCATTGGCGAACGAACGGCTTCCGATGCCTCCTCCAGCCGATAGGAGAAAGACCTTGGAGCCAGAGCCGTGGATGGTGATCGCTGAATCCAAGGCTCCCCGGTAAACTGTGAGGAGATTCACGTTGTTGACATTGTCTGAAGAGTTTGTCACCAACATGAATTCCTGATCCACCAAGATCAATTGGGTCAGGTCTATTCCGAGAGTGTCTGCAGGGATGCTGACCAATGCCTCTCGGATATCCAACTGGGTGTCGGGGTCCGGTGTGATTTCAATCGATGAGTCGCTCACTGCTTCTGATAGAGCACCAGTCAACTCACCAATCAACATGAACTGATCAACAACTCTTTCAATTTCGAAGGGGTCACCACCGACCTTGGTCCGAACATCAAACTCAATTGCTCCGTCATTCTGATTTCTCCCAGCAGCCCATACTCGGAATGGGAGATTTACAGAAGCAGGGTCAGTGTCTCGAGACGAAAAGGCTTTAGGTGCTTCAATCGCCACAGACTCGTTTGCAGGCACCGCAACGGGGACATTGTTCGGAACACTCCAACCAGAAGCAGGAGGATCACTGAACGAAGGATCAGCAGTGGCAAAGACATCCTGAATTAGATCGAGTTCGATTTGTCCCTTCGTCAATCGTCCAAGATCAATCCGACTGATCCTCATGACAAGGTCTGTGAAACCAAGCGAAGTGGATGTCCACTTTACGACATCAGTTGGGTTCTTATCCCAGAATTGACGATTCACGATGACCGTAGCTTTTGCAAGCGGATGGCTAAGGGATCTCAATTCCCTCCAAGCGAGTTGATTTGCGAGAGATGCATCCTTTACACCCGGATAGACGATGTTCGCCTTCACCGGCACACCCTGAATCCGATGATTGGCCATGTCCTGTGCCAAGCCAAAGGTTGCAAAGTAATCCCTCGCCCTGTCAGCAAAGGGGATGGTGATGTAATTGGTGGTATCATCCCAGGAACCGCGCGTGAAATCTTTGACCTCAACGACGTTTGAATCGCTAATGACGTCTAATGATCCAAGGACGAAATCATCCCTAGCAAGTTTGATGGTCCAAAGTCCAGTTTGCTGATCTAAGAAAGTGACTCCATCGATCTGGCGTTGAACCTCTTCGAGTAGATCACGGATATCTCTCACACGGTCAAGAATGAAGCTGAACCCATTACCCTCTGATTGAAGAGTTGTTGCCACCGCATTGAAAGCGGTCGTGTCAATGTCGGCAGGCGGGAAGCCAAGACCCCACTCTGCATTCGTCAGGATCTCGTAGATGACGAAGGCTGGGTTAGCATCATTCCCAGCGTTCACGCTCAACGTCACCCCTCCTGGGCCCAGGGGCAGGCGGCGGACCTCGAAAGACCAAGGCTTGATTGAGGTGCTGTTACCAATGTAACCTCGTTCCCATACTCCATATCCTGTGCCGCGATAGGCTGGTGTATCTCCACCTTCCAGTTGGAACCCTGCTAGGTAGCTGCTGGCCACCTGGGACTCATCCCCAGCGAAGAAGCGAAATGTGCCAGACACTCCTCCGTTCCCCAGCTTGTTGCCTCCGAAGAGTTGAGGTTCTGAGATTGTGATCGCTCCGCTCGCCACAGAGCCACTAAAGACTTCATCGTCACCGATCCAGATACGCCTGATTTCATCAAGCGGACCACGAGAGAGTCCAAATTGAATACCGATGAGATATTTGTATCCTGTGGTAATGGAAGATGAAGAGAAAAGGCCAGTCTTGACTTTTTCGGTAATGGCTCGTTGGCGGAGGTCTCCGAACCAAATAACGTTGGGGCCTGACAGCTTGACCGTTCCCCATACAAGCGGAACGACACGACCTTCCGTTGCTGTCGGGAAGTTGAAGTCGCCCAGGGAGGCAGGACGAGCATTCTCATTGTTAGGCTTCGGCTTCAGTACCTCACTGAGGATGAAGGTCACAGCGAATAGGAGCAGGGTGAGGAAGAATCCCATACATCAAATCCCGTTCCGGAAAATGTCCTTGAGTGGCACGAAGGCGAAGCCTCCATAATTCACGACGTTGTTAAACTTAGATTTGCAAACGGCGATAGTGTGGTCACAACCCGCGAATACAGTAACGCTCTGGTTCAATGCGCTGGAAGGAAATGGGAGAAGGAGAGTCACGTCGTCGCCTGTGTGATCGAGGATCAGGCGGAAGTCCGTTGTCCCTAACTGGACAAACCCACTGGTGTAGTGGCCATCCGTTTCCGCGTTGAGTCCGGGGATCGTGTATACGCTTCCGTTGATGACACTGACCGTCCCCACAAAATCAAAGCTGCCCTGCGAAACCTTACACCGAGCGTCATAGAGAATATGGTTGCACAGACCTTGGTAAGTCATCCTTGGTGCTTCCCGACCAAGACCGGAGGTAAGAGGAACGACAGAGAGTTCTGCGTGGTATCCATCATTCGTAAAGGCAACGGAACGAATGATGCCCTTGAAGATTACCAGGGTCTCTGGCGCTGCACCATCCGTGCTGTGGTGTCGCTTGATAGTCAGAGTACCAGTCTGTCCTGGCGCGACTGCAATATATTCGCTGGCTGGGGCAACATCGCTCGGCATCCTAACCGTCACAACATCTTGCTTAGCTTCTGCCCCCAGCTTCACTTGGGATCGAGAGATCGCGGCGGGAGAATATGCGGTGGCCCCCACCACAATCACTGATTCCGATGTGTTGTAACTGAATTGCTGGTCAGCCAGAGCGAAATCGTAAAATTCAATTGGCTGACCGTCTTCACGGGAGATTTCTTTTGCATCAAAGGTCATTCGAAGACAGCCTTCACAGGGAAGAAGATTTTCGCATTTCCGTTTGCGTCAGTGTGCTCGATCCTGAAGTCATCGACATCTGCTCTCACGAGCTCAAGATATTCAATCCGACTGACTTCTGAAATCTGAATGTCCGAAGGCCATGCCACATCAACTGTCAATTGTTCGTTTTCTGCATCCACTTCACCAGCTGAAGAGATGTTCCTCGTGAGTATAGTGCCGTCGGTCTTGATGACACGCAAAACTCCGCGTGAGGGAGTTTGGGATTGGGCGAATTTGGCAAACCCGATGTTCACGATGTTGATGGTCGTCGAACCATTTGAGAGGAGCGAAGTCAATTCCATTTCATCTTGGAACGTGGGGAGATAGAATGAGATCTGCTTGCCACGCAAAGAATGCAGAAGTTTCCGAACATCCCAAAGGGTGGATCGAGTATGTGTCACGAATCCCTTGACTGAACTCCTCCGGCTACGAGACCAAGGGCTGTCAAGCCTAAACATCCCAGTTTGGTTATCAATCTCTTCGATCTGCCTCTGCAATTGTGTGGACATCCTCCGTTCAATTGCATTCGGACCATCAAGCAGTATCTTACTGTTGTGAGTATTGAAAGCGCTCGCATCTGCGAACGACGAACCGACGTCATTATCCTGGGCACGAAAACGGACAGCCTGCTGTTGGTCATTTACTGGTGGACGGTTGCCCCTGATGCGTGGGCTGGCTGTGCAGGTGCGAATTGGCAAGACCTCAGTCCCAACACCATAGGTATTTGCCAGAGTTGCAGTGAAGGTCAGGGTTGTCGAAGTCATGCTCGCAATTTCCAGAGCATCGAATGTAAAGCGATCTGTCAGAACAATGGCGAGTCCGCCAACTCTGAAGTCGCCCAGGGAGGTTGAGTCCACCGTGATGGTCGAGTCACCAGCTGTTCCCACTGCAGTGAGGAAGGATGGTTCAGTCCACACTGGCACACCAAACAGTCTACCCTGCCAATCGTACATTAGATTCTCGAACAACCGCTTCTCGTTTCCGTCCAGGCCGAGATTGAACTCAAACTCCTGGCGTGGGTTGGTTCGATTAGCGATGCGTTGCTCGCTCCCGTCGATGTGCTGGAGCACATCCGTTAAAAAACTGAGCGTTTCGACCAGCGGAGTTTCTGGACGAATGGGGAACATCGTGATCCTCGAACCAATGACCAATACTATCTGGGTTCCAGCACTGGAGATAAAGTCGACAGTATCGTTCAGAGTTGGTGTGCCGTCTGTGGTAACCTGGAGTGTCGTCACGAAACCCGACTGAGGCTCCAAGGTGTCAGGAATGGATGGGAGGTTGAGTAAGCTCGTTTCCGATCCCAGGTTATTGACCACTGAAGTCAGCGTGATATCTTGAGACCTGAAGGAGCTATAGACACCAATGTCCCCAGTTTGCGTAGACAGGATGTTGCCAAAATCGAAGCTGGACGGTCGGACTATGAACTGATCGAACCATACGTCACCGAGGTTGAATCGAAAATCAATGAACGCTGCCTTACAAACAGGCAGGGGATTGGGAACTGTCTTGCTGGTCGAAGCCACGAGAGTTACATCACCCTCGATGACATCAGTTGGGGAGAGAGATGCAACTGCCCCACTGGCTGGACGTCCCATCAATGCATCGGTACTCTGGCCAGTCACGACCAGATCGTCAGGTACGCTCAGGAAAGTTTCGATTTGTCCAAGGCTGTCAGCCATCAGGTAATTTTCTTGTAAGCAATTCCGAGGTTTTCGGATTCATTGATATCACCAGTGTTCTGTTTTCTTACCGCTGGGTAAATCACCCAGGTATCGCTGCCGATAGTCACCTCGTCCTTTGGACTGAAGTTCCGCATGTTCAATGTCCGGACGTCATGCATGAATCCCATGAAATATCTTAGGTCGGGAGCAGGAGTCACATCCCGATAGAATATAGAAACAGGAGTCAGGGGAACAAAACCATCCCCAGAGTTACTGGGGATATTGTTGAAGATCCCAGCCACTGGGCCGCCAGGCGCTCCACCCTCAAACCTCACCTGATCCTCAGCGGCTCGGTCATTCCAGGAAGAACTCAAGGCGCTAAACTTAGCAAATGAACCCCACTTACTATTTACAGGTTGTCCAGGTAGACTTTCAGCATGGATGGTGGCGGAGCGCTCAGCAAAAGTCGCTGAAGACGACTCGTTGGAAGGCAGGAGAATCGCTTGATTGGCTGGCTCCCCGGACTGCTGCGTGTGGGCATAGACGTACTCACCCCCAGTCCACGCCCAGGACTTGTTGAGCTCACCGAACCCAAAGTGTCGGTATTGCCCAGGGGCAAACTCCAGAACACAGTGGATGTAATCATCAGTCGGATTTCCTTGGAAGAAAGCATGGGAGGTGTAAGGACCAGCACCAATATCGCCGATGAACCGATTATTCACGGAAGCAGAATTCCAGGTCGAAGAAGTTCCGGGAACAATATTCGGACCATTCCCAGAATCATCTGTATGCGCCCAAAGGTCGGTGCCAGCAGAGATGAAACCCAGAGACTGATACATTGCGATATTGGGACTTTCCGATGAGTTCCATGAAAAGTGGACATACACACTCCCCTTGCTTAGGGAGAGTTTGCCATCAGTGGCCCCTGACTCTGCCGTCTGTTGATCCTCAGTCCAACCATCTGCCTGAGCGAATGTGGAAAGCTGAGCCATCAGGTCATTCATACTACTAGCAGTGCTGGACGAGAAAGACACGTCAAACCTCCTCGATACAGAAGTGAGCATACGAAAGGGAATTCGCACCCATCTGGAAAACTCTGAAGATCCTCAAACCGAATGTCAGCTTGTCCTCAGCTGACAAGCTGCTTTCTGCTGATACCCAAAACAGTCCCGGCAATTCTCCCAACACGCGATGAGTTGAGCTACCCTTGCTTCTCATCACCACACAAGGAATAGGAATGTAAATGTCTCCTCCCGCATCAGGGGAAGGCATGAACCTTGCACTGGGAGTCGAATTCTTAGATACTGGAATGCTCTCATCCCATGACGGATTACCAGACGAAGCGATGGTGTCGGCTGGGTCAAGTCCAATTATATCTACCGCAGCAGTGGGATAGACAAAGTAGTCTTGAGAATCATTGTCGCTGATAGAACTTCCGCTGTTGGCTCCATTGTGCACACGGAACCAGGAGCCGTCACCTTCCCGAAACATGGCTGGGCCAAAGTTACCTTCTCCGCTGACCCTTGCTGTTGGATCTGCTGGGCCTCTGACATACAGCGAAGCACTACCAATGTCTTCATCAAAGCGGTCGGAAGTACCGGAGATGAACATCGGGTATGGAATTTCTGTGGTCGACCCAAACGGATCCAAGAGGCCCAAGTATGCAGATTGGTAATTACCACTGACGTTCGCCACGATGATGACTCTTCGAGTTGTGGCAGCGAACCAGAACGAGATTGTGCTTTCGGATAGGAGCAGAACACACCCAGCATCGTTTGGATTGTTGTCAAACTGATTGCGACCAGGAGATAGTCCAGGTTGAGATTCCCAATCCGACCCAGTGTTCCAGCCAGTCATGCCCGCCAGTTCCCAGGACACCTGGTCTACCCCAGGGTCGTAGGCGGAGCGTGCACCGATGAAGACTTCCACTCCGCCAGTGCCGGTCCCTTCCCACTGATATTCGTCTCGCGCCGCAGTGAAGTTTGGCGTGATCGTGAGTCCAGTGCCAGTGCCGCCTGTCACTCCATGTGTGCCGTCTGGGAAGGTGTCATAATCTCCAGCTGTTTCGAGACTCAAGGTCAAGACTTCACCTCCGACATCCACGGTATTGACTCGGAATTGTCCTTTCGTGGTAGAGACGCCAGGGTCATCCAGAGTAACAATGTCATCGACGACATAGCTGCTACCTGCAGCAACAAGTGCCCCACTTTCCACTTCCATCGTGCCTGTGGCCACAGAAATGTTCTTAATCCGATTGGTCCAGCCAGTGCTGGTCATGGTGAGATTGAAGGTGGCAGAAGAACCCGTCCCACCCGTAACTGCATTAGCGGTCGTGGTCGGATTGGCAGAATACGCTCCAGCATCATAAACTCTAGCAACGGTAATAACACCGCCGGATACTGCTGTGACTTCGATGCGAGCGGTCATGCTGCCTTGGACCGTGCCACCAGCAACTGAAAGTAAATCACCAACAACATACCCTGTACCACCAGCATTCACCACTACAGCGGACACATGGGTGTTGACAAGGAACTTATCGAGCTTATCGAGAAGATCCCTATAATCAGTAGCGGAGCCTCGTTGGAATGCCATTAGCTAATCTCCTTGATGGCGCGTCTGTTGCGGCTGATGACATTGAGGATAGCCCGTTCACCGTCCGGCGTTGCCAAGGCGGAGGCCACTTCATTCGGATCTGTAACATTGACAACTTGTACGTTCACCTGGGGAGGTTCCTGAGAACCCATCTGCCCGTTCGGCATGATATTGCCAGAGGTGGGTGGCACGAATAACTCTGGGCCTCTCTCACCGACCAAGAATGCTTGGTTGGGATTCACTGGACCACCAGCTGCCTTTCCTCCCCCGAAGAACTGGGCGATGGTACCGCCGAACCCTGAGCCGCCACTAGTCAATGCGCCCAGGAGGCCAGAGATGGCTTGACGCGCCAGAAGTCTGGTGAGGTCAGCCAGCACTGAGTCCACCAACTTACTGAAGTTGAATTCACCAGTCTGGACGAATTGAACTAATGCATCTTCTGCAGAGTTGAACGCATTCGTGAGAGTTTCTTCGGACTGTGCCGCGAAGTCCCCAATCGTATTCTGAAGCTTCAAGAAGCCACGTTCAAAACCGTCAAGAGCAGTGCGTCCCTGCTCCAGTTCCTGAACCCGGAGGTTCCTCAATTCCTCACTGAATTGGAGTGCAGAGATCGAACCCTGATCGAAGAGAGCCTTCAGCTGTTCGATCTCGAATGCAGCATCAGCAGCAGAGCCATTCAAACGATCGAGAATATCAGCCTGAGTTTCAAGCGCCTGATTCTGTTCAATCGCAGCGAGAACCTGTTCTCTTTGAGCACCCATCAGTTCCACACCACGACGCTGTAAGCGTTCAGTCACTTTGAGGAGATCTTCTCTCACCTGTCGTTCCTGACTGCTGAGTCCGATGCTTTCAACCAGCACTTCGTTCCGACGTTCAAGTCGGGAGATCTCATCCAACACCGCTTGGTCTTGCTGCGATCTACCCTCAGCACCATTCTGGACTACGCCAGCGCTCAAGTCTGCTCCGCCCTTCTGCAGCTTTTTCAGTTCTCTGTCCGCAGCACGACCTTGTGCCCTGTCAATGGCTCTGTCCACGACCCCTTGAGCTAGCGTTGTGTTCTGGAAACCATTAATGAAGGCTGTCCCGACTTTAGTGCCAAGGTCACCGGCACGATCAACGGCTGGACCTTCAAGTCTGGCAAGAACATCCTCACCACGAAGACGTTCGAATTCCGTGGCCACGTTATTGCCAACCTGACTCACGAGTTCCTTCGTACCTTGGCCAATTTGGAAAATCGCATCACCGATGAACTTTTGTGCTTCATCGAAGTTACCAGCTGTTAACTGGTCGAGCGCCGCACCAATATCGATGAGAGCGATTCCCAGTCGACCACCGAAGTTCTGGAAGGTTCTGCCGATTCCAAAGAAGATCGAGGTTACTGCATCGGAGAGGAATTCCAGGGCATCGACGATACCATTGATTGCGGTGACGAATATTGCTTCCATGAGCTCAGCTGGGTTTTCAACTGCAGCAAACACAGCTTCCCCGATTCCCACGAAGAGACCAAGGAACCTATCAGTGAACTGAGCAGCTGATCTTAGAATGTCGATGAAAGATGCGTCGGTAGAATTACTCAGGGTACCAACGAATTCCAAGAAACTCGTGAAACCTTCTTTCAGGATCGAAAACATCTCAACAAAGACAATCCCCACTTCCTGAGCCAATCCGATCAGAACATCTTGGAGAGTGAGCAATCCCTCTTTTCCAATTTTGATCTTGTCAGAAAAGATCACCAAGGCTGCTGCCCCAGTAGTCAGAGCGGTGATCAACAACCCGATTGGGTTAGTGAGAATCGCAACTTTCAAAAGTTTGAACAGTTTGATTGTTCCCAGCAGAGCTTGGGCCACGATACCGCTCAGAATCACGCGCGCAAATGTTTCTAAATTAGCGGCGAGGAATTGAATTGCACTAGCCAACCCACTAGCCAATCCAGTGCCGTCATTCAGTCTACCAACAAATCTCACAAGTTCATTTTCAAGCACAGACAGAGATTGGGCAATCGTTGCGGTTGTAGCGTCAAACTGCACCTGCAACTCTGCCTGCGTGTCCGGGCCGAAAGCAGCGAGAATATCCTTCGCCGTGATCTTGCCCTGTGCGGCGATATCACGCAAGGCACCACGAGCGACACCCAATTGTCGAGCAATAATATCAGCCACCAAAGGCAACTGTTCCAAGGTCGCACGCAATTCGTCACCGGCCAGTCGATTCGATGCAAGACCCTGACTGAACTGGATCAAACCGTTCCTCGCCTCCTGGGCTGTTGCACCAGAAAGGATAATGGCCTGGTTCAGTGCCTTCGTGAAACTCAGAGTTTCCTTTTGGGAAATGCCGAGGTTGCGAGCGCTGAGGGCAGTACGCGCGTACACCTCAGCAGTGGCCTCGAATGAAGATCGAGTACTGTTTGAAACTCCGAAAAGCTCCCGAGTAACTGCTGCAAGTTCAACTTGGTCACGAGTTACTAAGCCCAACCTATTCTGGACTTGGGTAAGAGCATCAGACATTTGGGCAAACTGACGGATAACGATAGCTGACCCAATGCCCAGGAGGGCAGACTTGAGCACACCGATGCCAACCGCCGATTGTTTTGCATCACCGCCGATCCCTCGAATGTTTCGACGGACGACCCTTGAGCCACTTTCGGTAACGATGATTTGGAAGCGTTCAGTAGCTATGACTTACCTCCGAATCCCCTGGTGACCAATCGAGTTCCCTTGACGATCGCCGCGCCTTCTAGGAGAGCCTTCTCAATAAAATTGGTGGGGGCCTGAGCCGAACTACCATTGTTGAGCTTTCCAATATACGGTGTGTTATTGCTGATGTAAATGTCCTGACCCGGTACACGGCTGGAGACGGCTGCTCGAGCCTGAGCCAATGCACCCTCGGCATTGGCCGTTTCTCCCGCTCCGAGCTTGGAGCCAGCGGCGTAGGGAGGAATTTTCTCCTGCCGAGGCTGTGTGAGGGAGGCCAACCAGTTTGAACGAGCCAAACCAGTGTCGACCGGAGTCGACAACACGACAGCCTGATCAATTCCCAGAGCTATCCGGCGGACCAGCGTGTTCACGTTCCCCTCAATGTTGTCAGCAATGACATTGATACGGCGGGCAAACTGTTCCGGAGTCGCCATGGATGATTCCTCTACTTACCAAGTTTCCGAGAAGACTTGGCACCTTGACCAGACTGATTCTTCTTTTGACTATAGCCGATATACGCGGCATCCATTGCACGGACGTGACGCATTAGAGCTTCAGTCTGATCTTCCGAGAAAGCATATGCTCTGGCGTAGTCTAGAATTGCCGTGAACGGGATGGGGCCTGGACCCCATCCCACTGATCGACAAGAATTCAAGTCATGGAATGCAGTCCAGTAGAGTTCAAGACCCAGCCAAAGTTCTGGTGCATTGGCAATCTTGGTAGGGAGAGGTCTTCCCATCCGTGTCGCTTGGCGGATGATTTCACCTTCGACTTTGCCCTGCTCAAGCTCATAGAGCAGGACATCACTCAGTTTCCCGAGTCTGCCTCTAACACCGTATCCCGGTAGAGTGCCGCGCTCGTAGCAGCTTCCCTGATTTCCTCAAAGAGGTCGGGGAGGTCAGTCAGGAGCTTCTTGCAATTCTCCGCTGAGAATTGCAATTCCTCACCTTCAGGGCCTGTGACCTTTTCCCAACCAAGGACAACTGTCTCTGAGAACACTTGGATCGAGAGTTCCTGCATCTTCTCCCGGGACATTGTCTCAGTCTGGATGGCACGTCGATGCGGCTTGACCACAGCCTCCAGTCGCTTGAGATATCTCCGGTTAGAACCACCCGCTCGGGCGACGATGAAGATGCCAGACTCATCCAGGTCGAGTCGGATGCCGTCTGTTTCGTGTTGAGGGTTGGTCTTGAATTGTGAGTAAGTTCCCATGGGGTTCTCCTGTTATGGGGGTTATCGGTATGGGAGAGATCACACAGCAGCCACAGCGGGGAGATAATCCCAGAATACCATCAGCAGTGTGTGGTCGAGAGTCGTCACGATCTTCGCTCCAGTTGCCGCAGCATTGCTCAAGGGGATCGTGATGGGTTCGTCCTGGGCCACGTTCGGTCGACCATCGCCCAGGGTAATGAGAGGGATGTCGAAGCTGATGCCAGTGTTGGACTTGACCAGGTGGAAGTCCAGGGAGACGTCAGCAGTATCACGGACAGCCTGAATGGCAGCCACGTCAGCGAAGTATGCTGTTGCGTCCGCATCGACGATGAACTGGCCAGCAGTCACATCGAACGCACCGAACACACCAATGGCTTTGTTGGGGCTAACATTGTTATTGACAGACAAAGTCATTTCTTGCACAAAGGCGAACAGAGCATCAGGAGCCTCGTCACCATCAGCCAATTGAGACAGCGCGATCCTGGTCACGTCCGAACTGGTGTTGAACGGATCGGCCTCAACCAGGCTGACTTTCGTAGCCGTGCCGAGGTCGGACTTCAAACTATCAGCACCACTGATATTCTCATCAATCGTGGTCGAGTTCGTTGCCACGAAGCTGAGGTCAACAGTAACCTTGTCCGCAGTGGACATGTTAATCGTCAACTCATTCGCAAAGGCACCCTCAAGATATTCTGCCTGCTGGTCAGTGAGGTCAGCATCATTGTTCGCACCCAGGGTTCGTTCAAGATTGTAAGACCGACGAACAATCAGGTTCGGGTCGGATTCGTTCTTGATCACCCGACCGACAAACAACTGAACAGTCTCGGTCGTGCTGGCTTCGGTTGCCATGTCTTGATCGGACTTATCAATCACGATCTCATTTGCGGTAACGGAACGAATACGCTTGAAGCCATTGTTGACAGCAGTGGCGAAGGCAAGCGAAGCAGTGTCACCACCAATGTAGATCCACTCACCTGGCACCAGTCCGAGTTCAGTCAGATCCTTAGTCGTGGTGGTGAGCTTGGCAAAGCCAGACGAAGCATCAACATCCAGATCACCGGCAGCGAATTGAAAACCAACAGC